TTACCCGACTGCCACGTTTTTTGCGTTTTCCTCTTCGCTCTGGATATTGCGCTTGGTACCCCGGAACATGGCTTCCGTGATCGCTTCCTTGTAAGCGGCCAGATCCAGCGGGGAGGTGAGCAGTTCAACCTCATCCTCGGTCAGCAGGGGCTCAGGCGTATCGCGGTTTTTCAGGTTGCGTACCAGAATGGACTGGTTGGCCAGCAATGTGATCAGCCATACGACCTCATCCAAGGCCAGCTCGAAGTTTTCCGATTTCATGAGTTTTTCGCCGAGGTTTTCCAACCCGCCGTACCGACGGGCGATTTCCTTGGTCGCGCGGGTGGTGAGAATCAGCTCATAGGGCTGACCGCCAATCACAATGGCAGCGCTGCGTTCGCCTTCCATTATCGTTCCCTCCTATGCATTTAAGCGCCAGATGTAGTGTAGACCGGCTCGTAGACCTGACCGAACCAGCCCGTAACCGTGGCGGTGGACACCCCAGCAGCGCCTTCTGTCACTTCGGCCTTCCAGGGGTGCTTGCCCAGCCCGTCCAGCTTGTTGCGGCGGAGCACCGTGCCCTCGATCGTCGGGGTGGAGAAGGTAATAGACTCGCCCTTGGTTTGCAGGTTGGTGGCGGGAATGCCAAACTTCACCTTGTAAAGCCAAAAGTATCGATACTTGCCGTCCGGCTTGAGCGCGCGAAAGCCGATCGCCACCGGCGCGCCCGCGTTCTCGCTCGCGGAGATGAGCACACCGTTGTCATCTGCCACCGCGCCGGTGAGATCACGCGCCGCGGCGACGCCGATATCGTCTACGCCCAACGAGAGCGTGCCAGACTTGAAATCCTTGATCACCTCGGCAGCACCGTCGTCGGCGTACAACACTGCTTCCGCAAGCTCTATGGACAGTTCCGCCTTCATGGCCTTGGCCAGCGGAGCGGGCACGCCGTAGGTTTCCTCGCCGTCCGAGGCTTCGGTGATCTTTGCGTAATACAGCCGATCCATGCCAATCGTTGCCAATTCTTATCCCTCCAGTTCATACTGTTTTGCCGTGTCAATGGCGAAGTGGTGATATCCGGTATCATCCTCATGCCCGATGTAGCGACGGTCGGTAATGGTAATGCCCGCTGCCAGCAGCGCTTTTTCAATCTGCCGTTTAAGCGGACGGTAGTTGCCTTGGGAGAACAGCGACAGCCGTGCTTCCTGCACCTCATATTGGGGGAAATCCCCGGCATACAGGGCAAACGTGTCCGTCAGCGGGGTGATCACCGCATAGGTTTCAGGCGCTTTCCCGGTGAAAACGCCCGTTTCGACAGGAATATGGAGATCACCCAGCAGAGTATTCAGTTCCGAAAGTAAGCTCATATCTGTCGCAACTCCTCCTCCAGCTTAGTGATCATGGCTTCTTCACAGGCTTTTTTGGACGAGGACTTGGCCGGTTTCAGGAAAGGCCGCGCAGGTTGGCCATGTTTTCCATATTCGAGGATATTCGCCAGTTTGGCATTGCTGCCGCCATCGCTGCGTGGCTCCGCGAAACCCACCTTCACGTCCCAGTCGCCGTTTCGGTTCTGCTTGGCGGGCGACAGTCCCAGCGAGCGTTCCAGTTCGCCGGTCGCGCGACTTTTTTCTTTCGTCCCGCGCCCGACCGCCGACGAGAGATTGCTTTTCACCTTCGACAGTACCACGTTTCCGCCCGCTTCCAGCACCTTCGGAACAATCTCGTCGGTCTTTTCCGCGAGGTGGGACATGCGCAGGAGGAAATCATCCGGCATTGATACTTCGACTTTAGCCACCGGGCTTCACCTCCCGCGCCATGACTTCGACGTACATTCCCCGGCCCTTCACATCCTCGGCGCCGACGATGTTGTAGCGGCCGTCCGCGTCCGTGATGTAGAGCGAGGTATCGACCGTAAGACCGGGTATCCCTCGGAAGCGGAACAGGACGGTCGCCTCGGAAAACGCCGCCATGTTCGCCCACCGCTCAGAACCGTGCTGTTCTTCCTTGTATGCTCTCACCGAAGCGAGAACTGTGCCGCCTTGCGTGACGAACCCTTCCGCGTCCCTGACCGGGGCGGTGCTGACGATGTCGATGAGCGTATTCATTTTTCCAAACGACATTTATTTCACACACCCCACAGCCGGTCAAGCCGCAGAAGCGTGTTGACCGTGTTCCAAACCTGCTGGGAAGCCTGTATGCTGTCTGCGAAGAAGCCCGCCGTCGAGCCATCGCGCGACTCGTACCAGTTGGACGTGAGCATGATCACCGCCTGCTCCGTCGCGGCGGAGGCGGAATTGCCTTCATACCATCCCGCCGCGACGTGCTGGTAACTTTCCGCGTAGCCTACGGCGGCGGCGATGAGCCGCAGGAGCAGCGCGTTGTCCTGATCATGGGCAAGAATCAGGTTCTCCTTTACCTTGGGCAGCAGTTCCGTTGGCGTCATCGCTTTTCACCTTCTTACGCGCCCATCCGCAGGAGTTGGATGCCTTCGGCGAGGATGACCTTACCGTCCACTCGCTGGGTGCACAGGAAGCCGACCTGGCCGTTGGTGCTGTAGAGTTCATTGAGCCGCTGTACCGTTCTGCCCAGGCGGTCGCAGATCCAGTAATTACTGAAATCGCCGAAGGCGATGGGTAGCGCGCTCGCCGTTACATCCGGCACGTAGGGGCTGGTGTAAATCGGATAGCCCAACAGCCTGTCAGGCTGACCCGCCTGTACGGAGGGCTGCCAAAGATACGCGCCGTTGCCGTCCTTGAGCTTGCGGAGTGCGGAAACGGTGCCGTCCTTCATGAGGAACTTGGCGTTCCTACGGTACGGCGCGTTGAGCGCGTACGTCAGATCGATAAGATTATCCACCGTAACGGACGCCCCCGCCGTAACACCGACGTGACCGCCGCTCGCGGTAAAGATGCCCGTAGGCTGGCCCATACCGGTGCCGACGCAGAACGCCTGTTCCTCGGCGATGCCAAAAGCTCTGGCAAACTCGCCCGCGATGTAGGTTTCCAGATCGAACATGGCATCTTGCAGCAGTTCCGTGGAAACCTTCACCAGGTCGGTGAGCTTGTAGGCGTCCACCGTAATCTGCCCGAAGGCCGGATTGCTTTCGGTATATGCGCCGTTTTCCAGCGTCCACTGTGCCACGGAGTGGGTGGACGCCAGCGGAATCTTACGTTCCGCGGAAGTAGTGATCACCTTGGCGATAGAGCGTACGACGTTGCTTTCCTCAAGCCCGGTAACGATCTGGCTCTCAAACTCGGTCGGGACGAGGTAGCCGCCATCTGCATCCGCGCCTTCCTGCATGACGTTGTGGATCGGCTGTTTGCCGCGCAGGACGTTGCGGAAGTCGGCGCGGTACTCGTCAGAAGCTCTGCCGGTCTTGGGCTGATCAGGCCGGATAGGTTTGCCGGTAATCGGCGCGGACGTGGCTTTGCCCATCTCGAGGTCGAACGCCTGCTGGCGCTCCAGACGCTCGATTTCCTTTCCGAGGCTGACCATTTCGGTTTCCATGCGGTCGTACTCGGCGGCGGACTCGGGCGGCACCAAGCCATCGGCGCCGCGCTTGGAATCCAGGAATGCCTTGGCAGTGTTCCAGATTTTATTGCGCTTTTCGCGCAGTTCAAGAATCGTAGACATGATTTTTACCTCCTCTAATTAGTGAATAATCAGGTTCAGCCGCTGTTCAAGAGTCGCCGCGGCTACGCCTTGCGGCGTTTCGGGTTGCTTGGGTTTCTCCTTGGGACGCACCTTGTTCAGCAGGGAGTTTGTCACCGCCCTGCGGCTGAACGCGAACGTGGCCCCGCTGCCAGGCATCTGACGTTTCTCGTCCCGCAGGATGCCGTCGGCGAACCCGAGCTCAATCGCCTTGTTGGCGTTCATCCACGTCTCCGCGTCCATCCAATGGCTGATTTTCGCCCTGCCCTGGCTCGATTTGATCTGGTAGGCGTTGATGATCGACTCCTTCACCTCGGCAAGCATCTCGATGGCCTTTTGCATCTCCTCGCTGTCGCCGATCGCGATCGTTAACGGGTTATGGATCATCATCAAGGCGGTAGGCGCCATCAGCACCGAAGTGCCGGCCATGGCGATCACACTGGCCGCCGAAGCCGCAATGCCGTCAATCTTGACGGTGACGTTGCTTTTGTAGTCCATCAGCATGGCGTAAATCTGGCTGGCCGCCACGCAGTCACCGCCCGGCGAATTGAGCCAAACGGTGATGTCGCCCTCTCCGGAAAAGAGCTCGTCGCGAAAGAGGCGGGGCGTGATCTCGTCGCCCCACCAGGTCTCTTCCGAAATCTCCCCGTCGAAGTAAAGGACGCGCTCGTCGGAATCGCGCGCCCAGTCCCAGAATCTTTTGTTTTTCACATCGTGTCCTCCGTTTCTTTCAATTTGTATGCCGCGCCAACATCGGCGAGTTTGACCATGTTGCCGTTGAGGACATGCGCGTTCCCGCCTTCCGCCTCTGTCAGCAGGTTCATGTCCTCCAGCGCCCGCACGTCGTTGACAGAGTAAAAGCCGTTTTGGATGCCGACGCTGTAGCCCTGCATCCGGCTTTGGTAATCGCCGCGCAAAAGCCCGTCGAGGTTGAAGCGAATAGAGAACGCCGCTTTTTCGCCCGGCAGCAGAAGCGCCTGCGTCAGCGACTGCTCCCACCGGATCACCCACGGGCCAAGCGTGTATTTAACAAATTCCAGCGACTGCTGCTCGATGTTTGAGAAACTGCTCTTTTCAAGGTCGCCCACCATGTGCGGCGGTACCCTGAAAATCCGGGCAATCTCGTTGATCTGGAACTTACGGGTTTCCAAAAACTGCGCTTGCTCCGGCGGGATGGACATCTGGTGGAATTTAAGACCGTCTTCCAGCACGGCGACCTTGTGCGCGTTCGCGCCGCCGAACTGAGACTGCCAGCTTTCCCGCAAGCGCTCAACCTGTTCCGGCTTGATGACGCCGGGGTGCTCCAACACGCCGCCGGGATTCGCGCCGTTGGCGAAAAACGCCGCGCCGTAATCCTCGGTGGCAAGCGCAAGCCCCACCGCGTTCTTTGCCATCGCGATGGGGCTGTATCCAATGAGCCCGTCAAAGCCCAGTCCGGGGATGTGCAGAACGCTCTCGCGTCGCAGCTTCACCTGTCCCTTGTCGCTCTGATAGGTGTAGACCAGTTCGCCGTTAGGATCACGGTCAACCGCCATACGGTCGGGCAGCAGCGGGTAGAGGGAAACAGGATAGCCGCGCCCATCCCGGATGATCTGGGCATAGGCGTTGCCCCACAAGAGCAGGTGAGCCATGAGCGTTTCTCGAAAAACGAATGACGTCATTTCCCTGTTCGGCTCGTCATGCAGGAGCCGCTGCAGCGGATGATCCGCCGTGCGTTCCTTGCTCCCATCCGCTTTATAGCGGTAGACGTGGAGCGGAAGTCCCGCGATTGACTCCGAGAGGATACGCACACAGGCGTAGACCGCGGAAGTCTGCATGGCCGTCCGTTCGTTGACCGCCTTGCCGGATGTGGTGCCGCCGAATAGAAAACGCCACCCACCGCCCACGCTGTTGCGGGGCTTGTCGCGAGAGTGAAACCATCCGCTGAAGAAGCTCCTTCTCATATAAACAGCAAACCCCTTTCCGCGTAAGCGCTCTGGTTGATTCCGCCGCCGAGGGTCGCTCGGGCAAGACCCATGATCATTGCCACCACGCCGTCTATCTTCTCGGTGGATTTTTTCTTGTTAGGCTTGATATTGCCCGCCGCGTCCTGATCAATGACGACGTTGCTCATGTTCCAGTCAAGAACAGGATGCCGGCCGTGCCGGATACGCCCTTCCATGACAAACTGGTAGAAGTCCTTGCTGGGCGGGGACATGGAAATGAAGCCCTGTCCAAACGGAATCACCTCGAAGGCGTGTTCAGCGCCGAGCTCTTCAAGATCCCGGCGTATCTTCTCCGCGCCGTAACGGTCATAAGCGATTTCACGGATGCGGAACCGTTCGGAAAGCTTCGCGATGAACGCCACGATGAAGTCGTAATCGACGACGTTGCCCTCGGTGGTGTTGAACACGCCCATCTTCTTCCAGACGGCATAAGGCACATGATCGCGCCTGGTCCGCAGGTCGATCACGTCCTCCGGTAACCAGTAGTAGGGCAAGACCGTGTACTTGGTATCACTCCCGGTTGGCGGGAACACCAAGACAAGGGCGGTTAGGTCGCCTGTGGAGGATAAGTCCAGACCGCCATAACAGGCTCTGCTTTCCATTTCTTCTTCCAGCAGCGCATGCTTCGAAGGCGAATTGGGTCCAACGTCACGTTGGCCGCAGGCGTCCCATTTATCCATGGGCATCCAACGGATGTCCGCGTTACACCATTCGTTCAGGCGGAATTGCCGGAAGTGCATCTCCTCAGCGGGGTTCTGCTTTGCCTGTTCATAGGCCGCTTGAACCGTCTCAAACGGAATCGTCACCCCAATGGATGGATTCACGCGCCGCCAGACGCGATCGTCCTCCCAGTAATCGCCCTCCTCGATACCGAACACGGCAGGGTAAAACGCCGGGTCGATCTTCGAGCCGTCCATGACCGCCAGCGCCTTGCAGTGAATCTCATAGCAGATGGACGTTTTATCCCGGCCCGCCGTGGTGATAAGGAAATAGAGGGGCTGCCGCCGGGCGTCGCCGGTAAATTTGGTCATCGTGTCAAAGAGCTCGCGGGTCTGCTGCGCAAACAATTCATCGAAGATCAGCCCCGATACGTTGAAGCCCTGCTTGGATTTGGTTTCAGAGGACAGCACCCTGTAGAAGCTGTTGGTGTGCGGGAAGATGATTCGCTTGGTGGACGGCACCAGTTTAGACAGTTTGGCTAGATCGCCGCATTGCTCCACCATCGCCTTGGCGGTATTGAACACAATGCTTGCCTGGTTGATGTCTGCGGCGCAGGAGTAGACCTCCGCGCCCGCCTCTCCGTCGGCAAAGAGGAGATAGAGTGCTACCGCTGCCGCGAGTTCGCTCTTGCCGTTTTTCTTGCCGACCTCGACGTACGCGGTGCGGAACTGCCGGTTGCCGTCCGCATCCACGATGCCGAAGATATCTCTGATGATCTGTTCCTGCCACGGCATCAGTTGAAATGGTTTTCCGTACCACTCCCCGGTGGTGTGCTTGAGCATGGAGATGAATCCCACCGCGAAGTCCGCCCGTCGCTCGTCGTAGCGCGATGTCGGCAGCATGAGCGGGGTGGGTTGATAATGGAATTCGCCCATCGGCGGGCCTCCTATCGCGGTAAATAAAAAGAGCCTTCCGGCTCACGAGAGATAGCCCCTTTCGGGGCGTCCTCGGCTAGTTGGTCGGATTAAGCTTAACGGTCAGCCGATATCCTTGTCGGCGAGTTCTCCCGTCACGATCATGGCTGAGTAGGCTTTGGGGCGTGTGAGGATGAAGCCGGCCAGTTCGTGAAAGCCCATCTCCAGGGCGATCTCGCATACCGCCTTCGCGTCAAACATGTTCGTTCGGCCAGTCTTTGCGGTGGCAACGCACTGTTCCCGGATGATTTCAGCTTTGGTCAGCAGGCGGATGGAATCCGCGCCATAGACCGCGCCAAGCGTGGAACCGCTGTCCCAGCTTATAAAAACCGTCCCGGCGTCGTCCACAAAGTCAACCGTGCCCCTGTCACCCGGCTTGAGCGAGGCATAGGGGTCGGTCATTGAAACCAGATCAACCCTCGCGCCTTGCGGGTACAGGCTCCGTACCCGCTCCACTATCTGCCTGTCGGGAAATTGGATGTTCATTTACCGCTCACCGTCCTGTCCGCCAGAATCTCATATAGGTAATTACCGGCGTCGTCCTCGACGTGGCAACCCGCGTATTTCAGGTTCTCGCAGTCGCGGGCAAATTCGTCGCAAAAGGCTTTCGCTTTGGAAAGGTTTGTAAAATTAAAAGTCTCGCAGTCCATCGCGTCCTCTTCCGAGCCGTTGGGGTATGTGTAGCAATGCGCCGTATAGGTTGGACGGGCGCCGCCCTTGAAGCTGCAGTTGCCATCCAGCTTTGTCAGCAGCAGCTTCCGCGTGTTCCTGAACGCATCGCCGATAAGCCCCAGGGAAAGCAGCCAGCAGCGCATGGCGTATTTCGGGTTGTCGGCGAGGTCGCGCTCCTTGGCGATGACGCGCTTTTTTGCAATGGCCGTCCGACAGAGGGCGGTAATAAACTGCGTGTAGCAGGTGGCTTCGCTCGGGTTGTCCAGTGTGAACCAGGGGAAACTGACCGATTCTTCAGTTATCTGTATCGGCAGGTCGTCCGTGCCCAGCGCTGCCTTAATAAGGGCTTCCCTCGCCGCCACCATCTTGATGAGGTTATCGAGCGTTTGCGGGGTAAAACCGGCCAGCGGAATTTCCACAGTCAATAGGTCGGTCTCGCCGGTGTCGGGAGCGTCATAAGCCTGCATGCCGTTCTCGCCTTGGTAATCTTCGCGGCGGGTGCGTCCAAGTCCCAGTTCCTCTTCCTCGGTCATCCCTTCCTCCCAATCGACGGGGATCACATCGCCGCCGCACTGCCCAAGGTTGTAATTATCGCGGATGTCGGGAATATCGTACTCACGTGTGTCAGCGTCCGGGTCAAAGCCCGCCTGGTGAAGAGCGTCCTCAAGGCCGAGATTGTCAGCTCCCGTGAGCGTCCCCTCCTTGTCGACGCGGTAACCGCCCACCTCGTAGGCGAAGGTAGGGGCGCCAAGGTACCTGGTCGGGGCATTGAGGGCGGCGCTGAGCGTGCTTGCCAGTGATTTACGTTCCTGCCCGGTTACGCCGTATTGGAGTTTCATGGATTTTCCCTCCGTGCTTGCTTGAATTCCGTAGGCTACTAGCGCCTTTCGGTACGTACATATATCACTCTGAACACCTGTAATAGCAAGCGTTTCAGCAATGATAATGATCCTGAAATTAATGCAAGCATATCACTATTTTCAGTCTCAACGCGCAATGCCGCCGAGGACGAAAACCACGCATGGGAGCGCCACCCCATTGCCCCACATTTTGTACTCGGCGGCATCCGAACGCGGGGACTGAAGCCACTTGACGATCTGTTTCCGGCTCTTGGGTTTCGCGGAAGCCCCCAGGATATTGCGGTGCGTCTCCCAGACCTCCGACCAGAAAGAAATGTCCTTCTCAGCGGGCTCCGGTGTCTCAAGCCCGGCGCACCAATCGGCTGGAAAGCCTTGGAGCAGGGCGCACTCAGCGGGTGTTAGTCTTCGTACAATACAGGGAGGTTGGCTGACCACCGGCGGGTCTTTGAAATCCCGCGCCTGCAGGCAGGGAGCCTTTTCTCTGCACGCCTGCGTAAAGTCACCCGTGGTCATGGCATACGCGACGGCATGCCGGTCGGCTGTATCCAAGGTGAAACTTACATCGCGCTTTACACCGCCGCCCCGCGGCCCATTTCTGTCTTCGCGTCCGATCATAGAGCCTTGTACGGCGACCACGGCGACGCCGCCTTGACGGCAGCCGGGGTTTCCGCCGTTCGCGTCTATGGTGCGGGATGTTATCGCTTCATAAATACCGCTGTGAGGATTATCCGAGAGCATGGAATGGCTCTGATCGGAGCAGATGCCGTAGGCGGTCATCACCATCGGGGTATTGCCGCCGCCTTTACCTATGCGTTCCGAGAGCGTCTGCACAATGCCGTCTTCAGAAATCTTCACACGGGAGTCGGCGGGGCGGTTTTCAATGACCACCGCCGCTTGGTTGTCGCCGGCATCCGCACGCAACGCGCCAGTCAGGTTCTCCCACACATGACCGCCAATGCGACTGACCGCGCCGGGCTCGAACACGATGGGAGCGTGGCCGTGTTCCTGAGCGCGAAGCGTACCCGCGACGTTCTCCGAGAAATCCATCGCCGACCCGCCCTGGTCGTTCAGGCACATTGCGCTTCCAGCGCCAGCCGCAGCACCCCTGGCAGTTGCTTGCCGCGGGAAGCCGCCCTGCGGAGGATTCCCTCGCAGGCGCGACTCGTCAAATAGTATTTCTCCGGCGCGTTCGCCTGTAAAATCGACGACAATGTAACAACGGCGGCGTCTCTGGGCGACTCCCCAAAATTGAGCGTCAAGCGTCCGCCAACCAATTGAGAAACCGTCTCCCACGATTTCGCCCGCCGTAGACCATTTGCCCTTTTCAGGCAAAGGTACTGACAAGGCTTCGTCTTTGATTTGGCTGAGTTCATTGAGTACCTCCTGAAAATCAAGCCCGCCGTTTGAAGAATACATGCCCGGCACGTTTTCAAGCACGGCAAACTTTGGGTATTCGTTGTTGGTTGCGGCTCGCATCTCCCTGATGATCCGGATCACCTGAAAGAACAGACCGGAGCGTTCGCCGTGCAGCCCGGCGCGCTTACCAGCCACCGAAAGGTCTTGGCAGCAAAAACCGCCCGTGACGATGTCCACAGGCGGTACGGCCGCACCATCTATCTTGTTGATATCGCCAAGGTGTTTCACGCTCGGCAGGCGCTTTGTTGTGACCCGTATGGGGAACGGTTCGACCTCCGATGCCCAGAGCGGTTCAATGCCTGTTAAAATGGCTCCGAGCGGAAAGCCGCCGGAGCCGTCGAAGAGAGAACCGAGTGTCAGCTTGCTCATATCAGCGCCACCTCCTTTACGAGGTCGGCGTACTGATGCACCTTGCCGTCCCGTTCGCAGGCAATATCCGCGCCGCCATTTTGCTTCATCTCGGCGTAGCGGCGCAGGATGACGGATGCGTACTTCTCGTCGAGCTCCAGCATGAAGCAGGTGCGGTCAAGCTGCTCGCAGGCGATGAGCGTCGAGCCGGAACCCCCGAAGGTATCCAGCACGACGGCGTTCGCCTGGCTGCTGTTGGCAATCGGGTACGCCAAGAGGTCGAGCGGTTTGCTTGTTGGGTGGTCGGCGTTTTTCTTCGGTTTGTCGAAGTTCCAAATCGTGGTCTGTTTGCGGTCGGAGTACCATTTGTGCTTGGCGGTATCCTTGAAGGCGTACAGCACGGGTTCGTGCATTTGCTGGTAATCCCCGCGCCCAAGCACGAGGGCGTTTTTCACCCAGACGCAGGTGGTCGAGTAATGAAAGCCAGCGTCCACGCAGGCGCGGAAGAAATTGACCTTCTCCGAATCCGAGTGGAAGCAATAAAAAGCCCCGCCGTCGGCGAGGTTCTCGTAAAAGCACCTGAACGCCGCGAACAGAAAAGCGTAGAACTGTTCGTCGGACATCTTGTCGTTCTTGATTTTCAGCCCGCTGGAGCCCTCGAAGTTGACATTGTAAGGCGGATCGGTCAGCACGAGGTTCGCCTTGCGGCCGTCCATCAGCCTGCGGACGGTGCCGGCGTCGGTCGCGTCGCCGCAGATGAGCCGGTGCCGTCCGAGCGTCCACACGTCGCCGGGCAAAACAAAAGCCGCCTGGTCAAGAGCAGCCGTCAGATCGAAATCGTCGTCACGAACACCTTCGTTCGAGCTTGCGAACAGTTTCTCAATCTCGCCTGTCTCAAACCCGGTGACTTCAAGGTCGAAACCCAGTTCCTTCAAATCCGCGAATTCCAGAGCCAGCAGTTCCTCGTCCCACCCGGCGTTCAGCGCCAGACGGTTGTCGGCGAGGATGTAGGCTTTCTTCTGCGCCTCGGTCAGATACTCCGCGAACACACACGGGACTTCCGTCATCCCCTCGGCTTTCGCCGCTAAGACCCGCCCGTGCCCCGCGATAATGTTATAATCTTTGTCCACGATGATGGGATTCACAAATCCGAATTCACGCAGCGAAGAACGCAGCTGCAGAATCTGCTCCTTGCTGTGGGTGCGGGCGTTCCGCGCGTAAGGCACGAGGCAGCTGATATCCGCCATTTCAAACCGTTCTGTCGTCCGCATCGGTTAAAACCCCCTGTTCGTCAAAAGTTCGAGGAACGCGTTTTTCTCCTCGGCTTGGGTATTTGAGTGCCGGTTGATAATCTGCGTGATGAGATTGAAGTCGCCCTGCATCGCTTTGTAATACGCGGAACCCGCCGTGACGTAGGGCGAGAGTTTCAGGTCTTTGGTCATGCGCCCGATTTTGCGGTTCATGCATTCGCAGGCAAGGAAGCCCTGCCGGTTGAGAACGTAATCGGTAACCGTCTGCGGGGCGACATACCCCTCGCAGCCGCGCGCGGCGATATATTCCTCAATCTCGGCTCGCAGCACGCCTGCGGCGGGCACTTCCTTCTCGCATTCCTTCATCGCCATGGAGAAGTAGTCCGCCATGACGTTTTTGGAGTAAACCCTCTTCGGCGTCGGTGCGGGAACCGTATTCGATTTCGCTTTGCCTTCCAGCTTCTTGTCTTGGATGTTTTTCCGAGGACGGCCTGCCCCCGGACGGTAGCCGCCGCTGGGCATGCCTTTCACCTCCCCGGTTTGATTCGACTTTGATTTTGACACTTTGATTTTTTGATTTTTGATTATTGAAAATCGCGCACGGCAGGCCGAGCGCGCTGCCCAGCCTAATGGCCGTAGGGATTTGACCCGCCCCTGGCCTCGCTCCCATTTCGGAAGTAATCGCCCTGCTGGCCGTGTAAACGGCTGTGACACTCGGAGCAAAGAGCTTGCAGGTTCGACCAGTCGTTCGTGCCGCCATCCGTCAGCTTGCGCTTGTGGTGGACGAGCTCGGCGGGCGTCAGCTTACCTTCGGCTTTGCATCTCTCACAGAGAGGGTTCGCCGAAAGGAATCCCGCGCGTATCCTGTTCCACGACCGCCCGTAGCGTTTGTTGGAATCGGGATCGCGGTCGCAGTGATTGTAGCGATTGGCTTCTGCCTTTTGATGCTCTTCGCAGTACCTGCCCGTGGTCAGCCTGGGGCAACCGGGGTAAGCGCAGGGCTTCTTTGGTTTGTATGGCACCGACGTCGCCTCCTGTTCCGCGCATGAAAAAGCCCCGAGGGATTTCTCCCGCGAGGCTCGCCTGTGCCTTCAATTCTGCCATTATAGTTATACCATATGAACCGTGTGCCTTTCTATGACATTTAGTGACATGCTCACCGGCGGCGGCGAATTGCCTCCACTTCCTCCAAAGCACTGCCGTGCAGCCTGTGGATGTGCCGTAGATCGTAGTGGAGAGCCACGGCGATCTCCTCCCACGTCTGAAAGCAGAGATAACGCATCTCCAGAATGGTTTGGAGCTCGGCGCGTTCCACGCATTTGATGATGGTGACCACCTCGCGCTTAAGGTCGATGAGGGTTTTCAGATCCGCGTTTATCTCCGACTCCAAATCCAGAGCCTTGGAGATGAAGTCCTCCATGCGGTGGAAGTTGGGGCTGGAGTTTCGGGGCATATCCGACAGGGTGGCGGTCGCTTTCGTCGCCAGTTCCCGCAGAGACCGCACCTGTTCCAGTTTGCTGTTTATGCGCTGATCTATCCGGTAGGCTTGGGAGAGGTACTCCTTCGCGGTGAGTTTTTCCGTACCCATTGGCTACCTCCGATTTCGATGAATGTTTCCACTCGGATTGGCAGCTCTTGACTCTATAAATTGGCTTTCACGGCTTCGATTAACGCGCTCTGGGTTGAATCCTTCTCGGATAGGGATTTCAGAATCCGCTCGTCAATCGTATCTTTGGCGACGATGTGCTGAACCACCACGGTTTCGGCCTGTTGCCCTTGCCGCCAAAGTCTCGCCACGGTCTGCTGATACAGCTCCAAACTCCACGTCAGACCAAACCAGACGAGATGGCGGCCACCCGATTGCAGGTTCAGCCCGTGGCCGACGGAGGCGGGGTGGATTAAGGCTACCGGCACTTCACCTTTGTTCCACCCTCGGATGCTCTCGGCGGTATCCAGCTTGGCAAACGGGATATGGCGGGCTTTCAGCCTTGCCGATACGCGTTCCAAATCGTGTTTGAACCAGTACGCCACGAGGAGGGGTTTTCCGCTTGCCGCCTCGATGATGTCCTCCAGAGCGTCCAGCTTACGGTCGTGAATGTAGCTCGTTTTGCCATCGTCGCTGTAGACCGCCCCGTTTGCCATCTGGCACAGCTTTCCCGACAGAGCCGCGGCGTTGGCCACGGTGATTTCACCGTCGGGTAGTTGCAGGATGAGGTCTCTTTTCATTTCCTCGTATCGTTCCCGCTCTCCGTCGGACAGAAGAACCGAATACTCGCTGTTTACCAGTTCCGGCATCGTCAGGTGATCGGCGGACTTCATGGAAATCGTGATGTCGGCGATTTTGGCGTATATCCGCTTCTCGGCGCCCGGCAGGGGCTTGTAGCTGAATATCACTTGGCCGTTGCGCTTGTCGGAAACAAAGTAATCGGCGCGATACTGCCCAATAAACCTCCCAAGTCGCCGGCCCATGTCCAGCAGTCGGAACTCCGCCCACAAATCCATCAGGCCGTTGCTGCTTGGCGTTCCCGTTAAACCCACGATGCGCCTGACCTTCGGGCGAACCCTCATCAGCGACCGAAACCGCTTTGACTGGTGACTTTTGAAAGACGAGAGTTCGTCGATCACCACCATATCCCATTGCCACGGGACACCGCTGTCCTCAATGAGCCATTGCACGTTCTCGCGGTTGATGATGTGGATGTCGGCTTGCTTCCCAAGCGCCGCCTTGCGTTCCGCTTCCGTCCCGACCGCCACTGAAAACTGTAAATCCGATAGGTGTTCCCACTTGCCCAGTTCCTCTGGCCATGTGTCACGCGCCACTCGGAGAGGGGCGACAACCAGAACGCGGTGTGTTTCGAAGCTGTCGAACAGGAGGTCATTTATCGCCGTCAGGGAAATCACGGTCTTTCCTAACCCAAGCCCATATCCAGCAGAACAGCGGCTATGGGATTATTCTCGATGTAGTCGACGGCGTATCGCTGGTAGCTGTGCGGTATGAACTTCATTCGGCGTCACCTCCCATCTGTTTTAAGATTTCTGATATCCGCGACCCGTCGTCCAACACGTGAACCTCAAACCCAAGCCGCCGTAACATCCCGTGCCTCGCTTCCTGCAAAGGGCGGGGTTTCTCCCCATGCCGCTTTACTTCCACAAAGGCGATTCTACCTAAGGGAAGTAGGACAAGGCGGTCGGGCATCCCGTCGAAACCGGGGCTTATGAACTTGAGAGCGATGCCTCCCATCACCTTTACTGCCTCGACGAGCTTGCGTTCCAGTACTTTTTCACGCATGATGACCTCCGATTGCCGTTCTCGCTGATTGCCGAACGTGCCTAAATTTCCTATAGAGCCTACGCGGGCGTATTGCGTATGCCCGATACCCTTATTGCTATAAAAATAGGATTTATAGAGAGATACTTCGGCAACATGGGCAACAGCGTCACAAGGAGCCAAGTCTATAAAGGGCTTGCGACCGTGCCGTTGCATGTTGCCGAACCCGTCATAGGCAATCAAAGGCAATACCTCTCGGCAGTCCCTTCCCGAACATAGACTTTCTGGATGCCGTAAACGGGGATCGATTTCTTGCCGGTCTTGCCGAAGCTGTACTTCTCCCAACCCCCGATACTCCTGATGATGGCTTCAATCTCATAGGAATCCGATTTCTTGATTGCCTCGCGGGGCTTACCGAAGCACTCGCACCAGATTTCGATGTTGCTAACCTGCATACGGCGTACAGTGGCGGCAGCCCTCGTGGGGTCTTCGGGAGATCGCAGGTACTCCTGGCGGCGGTAAACATCCATCTCGTCCCAGTTTTCAGGCAGGAGCGTTTCGAGATACGCGGCAACCAGACCTTCACGGTCGTCGTTTTCCATCGCTCCGCGCTGCTCGTCCGCCGCGAGTGCAGCTAAGTCGCCTTTTAGGTAGAGTTCCTCACCCTCGCTGTAGCGCACGAGTGCTTCAGCCCAAATTTGGTCAATCTCCGTGAGTTCCCAAGCGCGGTGTTTGCCTTCGCCGGTGACGCGCACAGGCCAGAAACGACGGTTACCGGTGATATCCCTCAGAAAGCCGCCATCCGAGTTGGTCGTACCGACGATGACGCACTGGCGCGGATGGCTTTCCACGGTCCGCCCGTATGAGGGACGGTACTTGTCGTCGGTTCTGGTGATGAACGACTTCACGGTTTCCACATCCATTTTTTTGATGCCAGCGAGTTCGCCCAGTTCTAGTATCCAGTATCCCTGCAGTTTCTCCGGCGCGGTCTTGTCCTTCATGTCAGAAATGGACATGCTGTCGGAGTACCACTGCCGCCCAAGGCGCAAGAATAGCGTGGATTTTCCAATGCCCTGTTTGCCGTTCAGCACAAGGATCGAGTCGTGCTTCGTACCGGGGCAGACGATTCGGGCGACAGCGGCGACGAGCGTCTTTCGGGTGACCGCCCTAACATAGGGCGAATCCTCCGCGCCAAGGTAGTCGATGAGCAGCGTGTCCATTCTTGGAACTTTGTCCCAAGGCGGCAAGCTGTCGAGGTATTCCCTTATCGGGTGGAAAGCACGATCGTCGGCAACCTTTGTGAGCGCCAGTTCGTAGTTGCGGGCGGAGAACGCGCCGTAGCGTTTGTCGACGTAAGCCACAAGCTGGGCGGTATCGGCGTCGCGCCAAGGCGCGGGGAGTCCCTGTGGCTGGTGCGGCCCTTCCCAGGGCAGACTCTCGCCGAATATCTGGTTTGCCAGCTTGTTGTAGCGGATGCCCTCGAGTGCCTCGTCATGGTTTAGGATCAGGAGCAGGTTGCCGAGCGTGTTAGCAAGGATGCCCGACTTTTCCCGTTGGAGTCGGCTCATCCAATCGTCGCCCGTGAACTCAGATTCCGCGGCAGCGATACGCTCTTCGGCAATCAGGGTGTTGACCTTCTCGTCTTTGAGAGCGAATTCGCTCATCGCCTTGAAACCAGCCTTGTCGTCAAGGTCTGTGAACTTATGAGTTCTGACGAGGTCAAAGGCGTTCAGCAGCTTACCGCAAGCGGGGTCTGTGGCATGGTGGGAATATGACCATTTTCCTTCGTAGAGAACCACGCCCGCACTTGAGTCGGCGGGGATATAATCGTATCTGCCCTCCATCGCCGACGGCTCGTAGACGCCGGACAGAAACACCGCGATTGCGTCCTCAATTGGGTAAGCCCTACAAAACGAACCGACCACACCGTCTTTTTCGAGCGGGTCTTGCTGCTGTCTGATGCTTCTTTGTATCACCTCGGACTGGCGGCTTGACGTCGGCCAAAGCGAGCAGTCGCGCCAGTCGGATAACTTGGCAAGGTATACGTCCGGGTCGAGGGCTTCGCCATCGATGATTTTGAAGACGTATTCGCCGTCGGCTGGGGTGGACGGCCAGTACATCAGGCGTTCCGGCTCATAGGTGCTGTCGTCGAAATAGTCCATGCCAATTTCATCAGCCACCAAGCGTGAGAGGGCGGCGTACTCGTCGGGCGTCACGTCGCGGGAAAGCGGAACGACCACGCGCAGTCTCGGCGCTTCGGACGTATGACTGTGTGTTGAATAAACAGCGCATTGGCACGGGAAAAGCATCTCAACCTGCCCGATGAAACCCGAATCGCCGTGGTCGACGTCCAGGGTTATCCCCGAGCGGCTCTCGATCGTGTCCTTCTTGCGCCTGCCGCCTTTGACATGGCCAAGGATGTAGCCCCCCACATCTTTGGCAGCGTCGCGGCGGTCTTTGGCAAATTTCCTGTATTCGGCCACCGTCTCGGTGGTGCGGCGGGTAGCCTTGAACCGCTCGCAGAGCTCCTCAAACGTGGTTTTTTTGTTGACCCACCGCTTGGAAAGACGGCTGTCGCCGTAAGAAATTTTCAGTTCCCGCATACTTCCGCATCCTCCTTGTCTTCGTGTTTTCCCCTTGCCCAGAGCAGGAAGTTGCCTCGGCACGTCGTGTCGTACTTGTTGCAGGTCACGCCGAACGCCGGGCAGGCTCCGCAAGCCAGCACGATGAACTTGTGGTTTGCGATAAACTCCGGGGTAAGGGTCTGCTTCCAGACTTCAAAGTTTGTAAGAGCCGTGACAGGCTCGGTTTTCTTAGCCGCCATAATTGGATACCTCCTGTAGCGTTTGGTTGAAATATTTAATGGGTATATTTCGGCGATTCGTTTTGGCAATTTCGCGTCCCATGCCCTCACTGACACGCCCGCCGAAAACCCACAACTCGTCGCATTTTCCAAGCAGGATGAGGGCGAAACGGATAGCCAATTCCTGCGGCCCTTTGTCGCCGTCGTCCATAAACTGCGGATAGTGCAGGTGCGGCGCAAGGGGAATGCACCCCTTGCTGACCGCGAACCTGTAATATCCCTGCGCCTTCATGATGTTGCGTTCCGTGTCGCCCGAAAATGGGGAGGCAATGAAGACAAGCGGCAGGTATGCTTGTGCTTTTTCCTCGCGGGCGATTGCCATTAAAGCAGTGTAGGCAGTCGGGTCTGGGTAGCCCTCGCTGTTATCTCTGTCCATCGCCGCCGCCTTTCTCAAGGAACAGATTGATGAAATACTGCTGTCCCTTGCCCGTGACCTTCGTGGTCTTGCTGATGGTGACATGGCCGTCCGAGTGCGTGATGGCGGTCTCTTTGACTTTGAACAGACCCAGTTCCATCGCCCGCTGCGTCGGGGCGTTGTAGTCCGTTCCCTGCCGTTTGATGAGGTAGCCGTCCTGCCTCAGTTTCTCGAACAGGCGGTTCTGCCCGATCTCAATGCCGTTACCCTTGAGGATTTTCGCCAGTTCTCCGATAAGGATGGCGCCGTCGGAGACCGATACGGCATCGGCAAAGATAACCTTCGGCTCGTTGCGTGCGGCTTCCAGCCGCAGATGTTCCTTTGCTGAGCGTTCGTCCCTGAGGGCGGTTAGCACCTTGATCCAAGCATCGGGATCATTCATGATCTCTTCCAACTTGGCTGGCGTAACATAGGCACCATGCTTGCGGATAGAGGGTAGAACCTCGTGGGTGACCCAGCGTTTGAACTTCTTAGCTTCGGGCTTGCGGGAAAGAAGGATGATAGAGTACAGCCCGCTCTCGTTAACGGCCGCCATTTCCTGCCGACCGCCGAGGGTGTCCACTAATACCGGCTCCCTTTCGTCGTCTTCCAATCGAGCCGCCGCGTCTCGGTGTTTTTCGATGCCGAGGATGCCGCACACATCTTTCAGAACCCACAGGATTTCATCACCGCGTTGTACCGTCCTGACTTCGTTCCCCTCGTAGAAGAACACCTGCAATTCGCTTTTCATATTCGAACCTCCGTAAATTGGATTTTTCGGAGCGGCATAATTACTGCTCCTGTCCATAACCGAAAAATCCGGGAGAATCGAACCCCCCTGCGTTCAATCTTTTTTGTAAAATGGGCAATCATAGCCGTCGGCACGTAGCAGAAGCCCATCTGTCCAAGGCGGCGTGCGGCTCATCTGCTCACAAAGGACTTTCGTGGACATCCGAGGATCGGCTTCGACAACAATCTCATCGTGGACGTGCATCACGATGTCACAGCACCTTTGGGTCTGCATGGCAAAGCAGAGAATGTCGCGGCTGGTGGCCTGCACGATGTTCTCCACGAATTTGGGTCCGTAGCTTTCGAGGCGTTCCCACTTTTTCGTGCCGCCCACGCCCTCGTAGGTCACGCATGGCGAGCCGAACTGGTTAGTGCCGATTCGCGGCTTCACATAGGAAAGCCGCCTGCCGGAAGGTAGCGTGATAAAGAGCATTCCGCTTTGCCAGCCGAACATGATGCCATGGGTTTCGGTGAGCGTCCTGTCCCTGACGGCGGTCATGGCGGCGCGGTCAACATCCCACCAGAGCCGCACGATATTCGGGTTTGCCGACCGCCAAGCCGTGACAAGCGGCTGGAGTTCATTTTCTAAAAGTCCCATCTCCAACGCGCCCATCGCTTTAAGCGCACCGACGGAGCCGCCGTATCCGAGGGCGAGTTCGGCGATTTTGCCTTTCTGCCGGAGCGGTGAGCCTTTGGTGATTTCATCGATGGGGACTTTGAACATCTGGCTTGCGCTGGCTTCATAGATTTTGCCATGAGTGGCGAACACCTCGTTGCGCCAATGCTCCCCGGCAAGCCAAGCGATAACCCTTGCTTCGATTGCCGAGAAGTCGGCCACTACCAGTTTCGCGCCGTCTTTCGGCACAAACGCTGTGCGGATGAGTTCCGACAGCACTTCCGGCACGGAATCGTAGAGCAGTTCCAAAGCGGCAGAATCGCCACCGCGCACCAAAGCCCGCGCCTGTTCGAGGTCGGGCAGATGGTTTTGCGGGAGGTTTTGCATCTGAATCAGCCGCCCGGCCCATCTGCCGGTGCGGTTGGCGCCGTAAAACTGGAACATACCTCTGGCTCTGCCGTCGGCACAGACTGCCGTTTCCATCGTCTGGTACTTCTTGACCGACGATTTCGCTAACTGCTGGCGGAGCGAGAGGGCTTTGCCAAGCGGCTCCGGCGCGGTCTTTAAGAGTTCCGATACAGCCTTTTTGCCGAGGGTGTCGGTCTCAAGCCCGTTATCGCACAGCCATTGTTTCATCTGTGCCACGGAGTTCGGGTTGTCGAGTTCGGTCAGTTCCTTCATAAGCCGTGTGAGTTCGGCTTTTGAGCGGGCATCGGCTTCGATGGCGCGGCGCACCAGTTCCATATCAAGACGAACGCCCCGGTCGTTTATCTCTTGGTCTTGGCAGTACTCCTCCCAGACGGCATCCGGCACGGGAAACATAGCGAGCCGCTCCTGTATGGACATTTCAACTTCCACGTCGCGCTTGTTGTAAGCCTTAAACACGGCCCATTTGTCCGGGGTGTGTTTGGGACGGTTATGGATGCGCTGGCCGTTGGCGGCTGTCGGCTTGCAGGGCGAGCAGAAATAGCGGATGAGTTCCTTGCCCTCGGTCAGTTTCTGCTTCTCCAAACCGAGCACCGCTCCGGCTCCCTCAAGAGAGAGCGGCAGACCCATGTACGCCGACCAGACCATGCTGCACCGCCACGATTCGGGGTTTAGGTATTGCGCCTTGCCGAGGCATCGAGAGGAAAAATGGTTGTCGGCGAAGGGGTCAAGGCACATGCCCAAGTCCCTCAGGTGGCGGGAAAGGCAAACTCGTTCAAAATTCGCGTTGAACGCCCACTTCTGGACTGTATCGTCCGTCAGCGCGTCGATGATTGCGGGAGGTATCTCGTCGCCGCAGGCAAGGTCGACGACTTCAACCTCTCCGCCGTCCACGGAGTAGCCGAACAGGAGAATCTCAAAATCGGGTGACTCGGCGTATTTATACACGCCGCACTTGGTCAGGTCGTAACTGGAAAAGGTCTCAATATCTATGCTGATTGTTTTCATAAGCCCTCCACAAAGCAGAATGGCGGCTGGTTTCCCCGCCGCCATCTGCTTGATTTGCATTATGCCCTTACGACAGGAAGTCGTCGTCCTCCGAGGTGGCAAAGTCGTCCTCGGCGCGGGATTTACCGCCGAGCGGGTCTCCGTCGCGCAGCTTCTGGATGTTGTTCAGACCACAGGCGATTCCGCGATTTCCGTTGCTGTTGAAAGAATAAAAGTTGATACTTGCCCTTGCGTACACGCCGCTGTAAATCTCGGAACGGACGCTGATGGGCTGAGGCTCCTGCTGATTGTCCACGATGCCGGGCGCAGTGCCGCTATTAGCGTTGATGAAGTAGCTGTTGGCGTAGGCTTCGTCATCCGGGCGTTCCGCGTCGCCGTCACGGAGGGGCGTTTTGAGAACCGCCAGAGCCGGAACTGTCTTGCCGTTGCCCTTCAACTTGCCTTCGCCCTCGTTATAAGCCGCCTGGATCGCCACCTTGATTTTGTCAAGGGTGCGTTTGTCGGACTTGGGGATGATGAGCGAGACCGAGTATTTGGGCGCGCCGCCGTTGATGGACTTGGGTTCCCAGAGGTTGGCGTAAGAGAGCCTGCACTCACCGGTGATGACCTTTGTGGGATTTGGGATGTTCTTTACGTTGTTGGCCATGACAGATTTCCTCCTAAATTTCGTTTTAGTCGGCGAAGTCGTCCGCCGCCGTATGTATTACCGGACGTTTGTCGCTCTCCGGCACAAGCGTTGGCTTGCCTTGCGGCTTCTCGACAAGGGAGCCGAGCAGTTCGGAGAATTTAGCCTTGCCCAGCGTTTTCTCCATCGCGGTGACTCCCATAACCTTATGTTCATAGGGGTCGTATCCGGCCGAGGCCACCGTTTTCGCCACCGCGTCTTCGCTTATATACTTGCGGTTGCTTCTGCCTTCGACCAGCTTCCAGCCCAGCCACCGCTTTCCGCCGAGGGCGGTTTGCAAGCAGTAGTCCTTGATATCCGAAGCCCACGACACAAGGCCGTCAATCTTTGCGAGGATGGATTCGATTTCGTCGTCCTCCAACAGCGGCGGGCGTTTGAAGTCGTATCGGGCAAGCGCCATGTTCGCCTCGGCGCGTTTTCGGCAGTCGTGCTTTGCCTTGCAGAACTGGCACCACTCTCCGCACTGATAGTCGCCGCCCCCGGCGTAGGCGAGTTCGGCGGCGGGCTTCAACACCTCGGTTGCCCATTGGTACAGGCTTTCCTTGAAAACCGTGTGGGTACTGACGTTGTCGCGGCGTGGCTGGTAGATGGTCATGGACACCGAGTCGATGTCGTAGATGCCATCGAATATATCCAAAGCCCCAAGCGCATACAGCTTCATCTGCGGGTTGTCGGCGGCTTCTACCAGAACGCCCTGACCGTGTTTGTAGTCCACGATGTGGAGTGTACCGTCGGCGATAACCACGCAGTCGCCCGTGCCAAAGCCCTCCTCGACGTAATTAGAGAAGTCGAGCCGTTGCTCGATAAGTACCACAGAGTCGGCGCAGGTCTGCTTGGCGGTTTCCACCAATTCAAGGATGAAGGCGGCGTAACCATTGGCGCATTCGTCCATTTCATCGCTGAAGTAAGTAAGGCTTGCGGTCGGGTCTTTTGCCTTGATGCCGAGCGCGCGTTTCAACTTGTACTCGCAAAGCGAATGGGCATCTGTGCCTTCGGCGGCGTAGCCGGAACCCTTGTCCTTGTAGGTCTCGCAAAGCCGGGCGGAGGGAGGGCAGTTCATCCAGCGGTGAGAGCTGGACGCCGAGAGAAGCGCGTGTTTACCCATTGGAGTCTCCATCTGCCAAGCCGATTTCTGCGGCCTCCGCGAGCAGGGCGGGATACTCCTTGGGCTCGATTTCCGATAGCTTCGCCGCGCCGTGGGCTTTAAGAATCACTCGAACTTTATCCGTATGGCCGCTCCGGGATTTTTCTGCCAGAACCGCCCGTACCTGCTCCAATGTGATGGGATTGGGTTTTTGCCTGGTTTGGGATTCTTTTACCGCCGGCGACACTTTTTCGACGGGTTTCTCTTCACCGCCGCTGAATAATGCTGTCAGGCTGTCCGCTACCGTCGTCAGAGACTGCGCCGCGTTCCGCAGTTCGTCGACGCATTGCGCAAGTTCACTCATCTTGCTCATCCATCGCACCTCCTTGGATTTCCTTGATTTCAACGGTTTCCACCGTTTCACCGGGCGTCACGACGATAACGCCGACCTTCTCACCGAAAAGCAGATTCAGTAACCTGCTCCTCAATGTGCGTGACCCGCCCTCCAAGACCGTTGCCTTGCCGCCGTTCGGGCGGGTCACGCGGATACTCACCTTGTGCTTCAGGTTCATGGCTTTTCGCCTCCTTTCAGAGGTCGCTTTGCCGCTCCCTCTGTCCATAAGCGAAAAATCAGCCATTTTCGAACCCCCGCTATTTGAGGTTGTTGAACTTGTCCTGAATCTTCCTTAAGCGATTGCGAACGGCGGCTTCGGACACGCCCTCTTCGTCGGCGATATCGACGTTGGTGCGCCCCGTCAGTTTTTTCAGGACGAGTTCCTTTTGCCGTGGAAGAAGCCTGTCCCATACAGTATTGAACCAGCTGTCACTTTCGGCTCTTTCCATAGCGCCAATCAATGCAGCTTCCGGATTGCTGCTGATATCGGCAAGATAATCGTTGCGGTCGTTCGCGGAATCGCCCTCGCCATCTTCATACGCTTGATAATGAACTGGAATGCGATAGTCCTCACGCCTCTGGCCGTTAAACTCGTCGTCATCCTCTTGGTGAAGCATGGCGATGTGCATCTCGGTGACGCCATCCAGGCCGGGCTGGATTTCGTACTTCGTGCCGTCCGCCCCGTAGTAGATGTAGGTTGAGCGGGCTTCAACCTTTTTGCTTGTCTTGTTTTGCCTCATAATTGGCTCCTTTCGAATTCGCAAGGAGCCAAGTGGGAGACAGGCAAAGAGCCGAATAGTCACGAAACGCAAAAAGGCTGGGTGAGATACGAACATTGCGTTTCGTAACTCATCCGGCCATTTGGTAGCTCGCACTCGGCTCCGTTGCTCGGTATGAATTGTGTTAGGGATGTTGCTTAATCAGCCGGTACCGTTACTGCGTCTGATTATGGGCTAGCCCTTGGCATAGGGTCATAAAAGACTTTTGCTATACGCATCACCCCCTTTCGCTGTCCAACTATGTAACAACGGTTTTTAGTTCCGACTTCTCGCTGCAAGGGACTGAGACAAACTTGCCGCATTGTGGGCATTTGAGCGTGACCTCGACTTCCTCTCTAGGAAGGCGGGATATGTCAAAGGCTCGGCGGCCACAATTTGGGCACTTCATTTTCTTCTTTTCCATCTGGTTGTTTTCCCTCCCTTGAAAATGAACAAATACGCAACACAGCTATTTAGCGAAGTAACAAAGTAAAAAAATATGGCCACACCGAGAAGAGCCTATGAACAAGGTCGCCTCATGGGGTGAGGATACCCAGTTCATCAAGCCTTATACCTGTAGACTCCTTAGAAACGACATAGAAGTCCGCAAGTTTACCAATTATCCATTTTTGCGCGGGGACTATCTGCTGCGCTATAAATGGCACAGTTTTACTCTCAGCTTCGAACCGCTCTGTCATAGGGACGAAAGTCTGCACAGGCATAAGGATTCGAGGCGCGATATTGACTGCCTGCCACTCCATCCACATCTCATCCGTCCATTCGCCTTGGCGTGATTCGTCCGGTTTGGTAACAGGGCATTTGTGGACTTTTGCGACGCGCTTATCAAGCACAGACTGCAAGATGTGGTAGTCGCGGTGTTTCCACCAGTGAAAGCCCTCATGAGCAATCGTGTTGTTCTGGCATCCGATGTTGCGCTGGTCAAGGGTATCGGGGTCAATTATCATAGTTCCCCAGCGCACTTTAATTTCTTCGTACTCGTCGTTGTCGGGGTCATAGATTTCAGCGAGTCCGTTTGTAAAACACATTTCTCCGTAGACGCTCAAGTCTTCGGTCAAGTGGCGTTCGAGGATGCGCAACCCCATTTTTTTCGTGACAATATGACGAATGGGAACGGGCATAGGACTCTCCAGCGCCTTGGGGCAGTACATTGCGAGAAATTCTGTCGCCACATCATCCAGATCCGCTTTTGCGTAGTGCGGCACAAGGTCATTGGTCATGTCAGTCATAGGCAATACTCTTACTCCTTATCATCCATTTCCTCTACGACCTTTTTCCAAAAATCATCCCCGAGGTTTCTACTGTTGGCGCGGCGCAGGGCAATTCGGACATGCGGCAGATTTTCGTCCATAATGTAATCTGGCAGGTCAGGGGCAGCTTCGGCGCGTTCGCGCCCCGCAAAATCGAGCAATTCCGTTCGCTCCGTTTCATCTAAACGCAAAGCTTCCGCAATTTTTTCGAGGAGTTTCATTTCGGGCGGGTTGCGCCTGCCCTTAATGATATCTGAAAGGTATGTCGCAGTGACCCCCATTGCATTGGCAATATCCTTCAGCAT